CCGACAATCTCGTCTATGACGTTCTGGAGCGGGGTACACTCGCGGTCCACGATGTCATAGCGCGTCTTCATGATCTGCTCGGCCTGACGCTCCAAGAACTCGGTCACGTTGTTCGACTTGTCGGCCGACATCAGCGCGACAGGGCCGATCAGGCCATACTTGCCCTGATACATCTCGGCAAATTTGTCCGCCAATTCAATGATTTCGTCGTAAAACTTACCCAAAGCCTTGTGCTTGGCGTAGGACCGCGTGTTCAGGTGCGCGGAGTGGGTCACGTCGCGCGCCAGAAACAGCATCCCTAGAAACTTGTCGCAGTTGCTCATACGGGCGCTCCTTCAGGAAGCATCTCAGGCCCCAGCGGCATCTCGCGGGGTGCTTCGGTTGGCTGGGGCATCATGGGCTTGCCAGACGAGATGTCGCCCGTCTCCACCGCAGCCGCGATGGTTCCCATGACGATGTCTTGGATTTGCTCAGGCGTCATGGCCTGCTGCATGGCGCTGATCCGCTTCGTCTCGGCATCGTATGCCTTGATCTGAAGCTCTTGGGCCTCCATCGAGTTCTGGATGTTCTCGACCATACCCATGGTTTCATTCAACTGCTGCGTGAGCGCCTCGACCATCTGTTCAGCAGACTGAAGTTCCGGCGACTTGTCGTCTTCCGCCAGCACCTTCGGGTCGATGATCTTCTTGAAGCGGGCCGCCATCTCCTGCGCGCCCGGCCAGTCCATGTTCTTGATGAACAGGTCGCCTGCCACCTGCCAAAGCTGCGGGCTAGTCTGGAGGATGTTGGCCATGGCCTCGACGGCCTCCTGGCGCTTCGTCAGGTAGCTCGGACCGGTCGTGATGACGACGTCGTACTGACCGACAGACGGGTTGTAAATCTTCTCAATCACGTTGCCCATCTGGTCGTAAATCTTCTTGACCGGCTCGGGCTGCATCGGGTTGATCTTGGCCATGCCGACCTCACCGTCCACGCCAATGATGCGGGCGATGCGCTCGGTGTCGTAAATTTTCGGGATCAGGTCCACAAGCTGGCGCGTGACGTGGCGGATGGCGCGGCCGAGGTTGTCCACGAAGTGGTAGGTGCCGGTGTCGCCCTCCTGCACGCGGGCAAGGATAGCCCGGCCGGAGCGCTCATTGCCTTGCTGGCCCAGCGAGGCGTTGTACTGGCCCGTGGTGGCCTTGATGTCCTCGGCAGCGCCCATCTTGGCCTGAATAAGGCCCGTCTGTGCCAGCGGCGGCTGCGCACGCTGCGGGAGAGGCAGGACATTGCCCGCGCCGTCTGTCACATCCGGGTTCACTTCGAGGTACGGCCAGTTGTTGGTGTTGGCCGTCTTCCACTGCATCTCATAGCCTTCAAACTGGCCGCCATAGCCAATGAAGGGTGCCTTGGGGGCCAGAGCCAGCATTTCTGCTTCCTGACTGACCCAGTAGTTGTACATGCGTTGCGCGTCCTTGGCGTTGCGCACAAGGCCGGAGACGTAGAGGCGGCCATCGACCTCAAACTCGTTGCCGACGACGCGGACGACGGGGATGTACTTGCCCGCCCACTCACGCTCCTCAAGCACCTCGTAGCCGTTGGTCTTGAGCCACATGACACGGCGGCGGTCCACGACGCGGGTGCGCAGCGGCTTGCCGAACATGGCCGCAAGGTTCTGGTCCTGCGGCGTCCCCTTGAAGGCCGTGACGTTGCCCGGATAGAGGTGCAGCGTCGCCTTCTTGTGGTCGATGTAGAAATACTCCGCGATGCGGATGGTGTTCTCCGACAGCCACATGGAGAGCGACTGGTCGCCAATGCCACGGGTCAGGATGGACGAGATGGGTGCTGCGTCCGGGAACATGCGCTCGTAGTCGGCCTTGACGATGTCCTCGGTGATGAAGCACCACTGGGCGTCAGAACCGCACGGGTCCTGGATCGTCGGGTCCATGTAGACGCTGAAAGCGTTGCGAATGCGCCCGATGCGCAGGTCCTGATCGAAGCTGTCCTCGCGGGCGTACTCGGTCAGGATGCGGATGTAGCCCTCGCCGTAGGTCACCTGGTTGTCGCAGGCGGTGTCGTAAGCCACGTCGGCGTCGGACATGTACTCGATGTGCCGGATGATGCCATCGAACACCTCGGCCACGGCTACGTCGGCGTTGTCGTCGGCCGGGATCACCTTGCCAGACGGGCGGTTCTGCCGCTGCTGGTTGGTAACCTGCCGGACGTGCTGCGGCAGCTTGTTGATGGTCAGGCACGGACGCGCGTTGATGGTCTGGCCCTGCACGGAACCACGGGTGGCCAGCACGTCGGCTGGCCACTGCCACTGGTTGTCGGGCGAGCCTGCCATGAAACGCAGGTCGTCCAACTCGTCTTCACGGCTCTCACCATATGCCGAGATGGCCATGGTAAAGCGCGAGCGCATGGTGGCGAGCAGGTCAGCCTTGTCCGTCCCGCCGTCTGCGACGATCTCCGCGCCCTTGATGCCGCTGTTGTCAGCCATTTACCGTCCGCCGCCCCTGCGTCCTGCACCGACGTCTCCACGGCCCACGTTGCCGCCGGATCCGTAGCCGCGCGTTCCTGAGGTGCTGCCAACGGCGCCGCCGCCAGAGCTACGCGAACCGCCGCCCGTGCTGCGCATACCGCCAGCGCTGCTGCTGGTCTTGCTAGTGCCACCGCGAGGGCCTGCAACACCCATCTTTTCCAACGCCATGCGCTGCTGACGCTGATAGGCGCTCTCGGCCGTCTTGAAGGCCTTACCGGCCTTGGTCATGGTCGTGCCGGTCTTGGTGCCAGACGTGAAGCCCGTCGTCTTGCCGGTTGCTGGCGTGACGCCCATGCGGGCGGGCGCTGCGGGGCGGGACGGCGCGGGTGACGTGCGCTCGCGGGTCACGTTGCTGATGACCTGCGCGGCGGGAATGACGTTTGGCGTCGCTTTAGGAGCTTTGCTTGTAGGCGTCATCCGAATGTTGTTTAGTGCCATAATTCCGTCGCCGCCGGGTATAAAGCCGCGATTGGATGGGCCGATTGGCGAGGCATAACGACGGCCAATCGGGTTGGCCATGGTCGTCTTACCATAAACACCGGTCTGAAGGTCGCCCTTGCCAGCACGGCTGACGGACTGCGCCTCGCTCTTGCGTTGGCTGCTGCTCTTACCGCTGCGTGTAACGCTCTGTTCGGCCATTTTAGACCCCTTTTTTCATCATTGTGCGCGCCATCATGTTGGCACGGCCCATTTTCGGCTTGGGTGCGGGCATGGGCATGGTTCTCTTCATGCCGCCGGTCTTCGGCTTGGGCATTGGCATCGGCTGCGTGTACTTCATATCCCCGCCAGCCTTCGGCTTGCCCTTGGCAGCGCGCTGGACGGCGTATGCAATGGCTGCCGCCTGCTTCTGGGGGCGTCCAGACTTGATTTCAGCGGCGATATTCTTGCGAAATGCGGATTTTGTGGCTGATTTGACGAGCGGCATATCACTTTTTCCGTGTTTTGGCCGACTTGCGGAAGGCAGCGGCGGTCGGTGCGCCCTTCGTGCCTGGTTTGCGCATCTTTTCGCCTGATCCGGCGGCGATCCGGGCGCGTTTAGCGTGAATATTGCTGTAAAGTCCGGGTTTTGACGCCATTTTTAGCACTTCCACCGCCGCATGGAGGCTTTCGCCCGTTCTGCGTTCTTCGATTTGGCGACTACGCCGCCCATACGGGCGCAAAATGACCTCTTGCGCGCGCCGCCCTCGGGCTGCGGGGGCTTCAGCTTGCTGCCCGTGGCGGCGTTGTACTTGGCCCGGCCCTTGGCTGTCAGGCCAGCGCCTTTGGAGACGGGTAGCTTTTCGCCCCGTCCCACTGACAGCGATACGCCTTTGCGCGCCATTATGACCCTAGCCAAGAGGTTGCAACACTGGACTGACCATAGGCCCTGCGCGGCGACTTGTCAACGCGCTCGGTTCGTGAGCCGACAGGGAACGCGAACGTAACGGCTATCGCGTCCGCGGCGTCTGGTGAGGCGAGGCCTCGGGCTTTCATCTCTTTCTTGCCCTCGAGATAGATCGCCCCTTTGCTGTCCGGCTTCATCATGGGCGAGATCAGGTCGCTCTTCAGCGTCCGGTCCGGGCTGATCGACGCGCTTTTCAGCCATTCCCGCATCGACCCCCACATTTCTGAACGTTTGTTGCCATACATGACTGGCTTGGATGACCTCGACCCAAAGTTCACTCCCCTGACCTTGTAGCGCTGCTCCTTGAGGCGGTCCACGACCCCCGCCCCCAACCCGCCCTCGTCGATGACGACGAGTGCAGGCTTGTACTCCTCGATGGCCTCGATGACGCGGCCGACCACCTCCATGGTGTCGTCGCCCCTGTACCGCTTGATGGCGACCAGGTCACGCCCCTGCCTTACCGCGATGACCGTCGCGTCGGCACCGAAACGCGCTGGATCGACGCCCAGTACGATGGGGGCTGAGGTGTCCTTGTAGCGGGGGCGGTCCATGGCGTCATCGACGAGATGAACGGGGATGAACTGATCATCTCCAGCACTGGGAAACTCACCGTAGACTTCGACGTGAGCCTGAACGCTGTCAGGCCCGTATTCGTGGATGATTTGCTCATAGACTGCCTTGTCCGTACCTTCGACCGACCGGGCATCGACGGTCTTGTTGCGCCAGAAGTCCCGCTTGGCGTGGAACGCCTCGTAGAAGTAGCCCTGATTGCGGCGGGGGTTGGAGAACGCCATCCAGAAGCGATGCGGCGTGTTCTCAGAAAAGAACCCTGCCGCAACGGACCAGATGCTGTCGGGAATGCCCGAACTTTCGTCAAATATCAGCATCATGCCGTCCATGTTATGGGCACCAGCATATGCGTCGGGGTTTTCTTCAGACCAAAGGCGGCCTTCTACCGACCAATATCTACAGCCTTTTTTAAGGTCGCGCTCCACCAAATCTGTGAGCCATTTGGCCGGTGAAATACGAGTGGCGCTAATTTCAAACCAATGGCTGTTTAACCCCATGGACAACCATTTTGTAATTTCGGCCCAAGTCACCGACCGCAACTGCGCTTCTGAGTTGGCGGATACAATGACAGTTGAGCCTATCCGGGTCGTAACCATCCATAGGATTAGCCAGCTAACAAGTGCTGATTTGCCGATACCTCGACCAGACGAAACAGCCATTCGAAACACTTCATAATCGACGCGGCCATTGTTGGCTTTAATGTGGTCGCGCAACTCTATAAGGACTTCTCGTTGCCACTTGCGCGGGCCACCAAAATTTTCAAGCGGCGTTCCTTTTTTGCCCCACGGAAAGTTAAAGCGGACAAACGCCAACGGATCATCTTTGATGGCGGCAGACCAAAACGTCGCCATCAAGTTCTGTTCTTCTATGGGGTCATATATGGGCGTTTGCATTGGGATAATGTTCCAGTTCAGCGTTGCGGCGGACTTGTATGGCCTCTTCTAACGTATCGTATACGCCCAGATGCATTTGCTTTTTGTTGACGTTTATAGTGGCTGCCCACTTATTGCTGACTTTATGGTGATAAACGCCAGTTACGCCGCTTCTGTTTGATTTGCGTATTGGCTGGTTCTGGCAATTCTCCGACCGTGTAGCTTCGCGCAGATTGTCAATACGGTTATCGTGGCGAACGCGATTGATATGGTCAAGATCGCCACTAGGCCAACGGCCGTGCGTATAGAACCACGCTAAACGATGTTCTGTTACAGTTGAGCCTGCAACAGTCACGTACCGATATCCTGAATAGTGTGTTGTGCCCGCCCGGTCGCCCGCTTTGACGCGCCCGCCAGGGCGGTCAATCGCCCACGTAAAATGCCCTGTGTGCGGGTCATAATGGATTAGTGTCTTTAGTTGATCTTGTGTAAGAGAGTGCATAGCCGCCGTCCTCATCACGGTTGGTTAAGGAGCCGTCAGACGTTAGCGCGTCTGCGGCTCCAACTGTATCTAACACAGAACCTTCGATAACTCTAGCCTTTGCTTCTTCTAAAGCGGCTACAATACTAATTTTTTGTTCGACCTGGAGCTGGATCGATTGCGGAGCCGACCACTTGTGGGCGTAGCGCAGCACCTCAAGCGCGGCCTTGGCGTCCCCTTGCGCCGCCGCGTCGTTCAGCACGGTCGCCATGGCAAGCTCGCCGTCCGCGCGCCCCTTCTGCTCGGCATACTCCGCGACCGGGTCCATCTGGCAGAGCCTGCGGTACTCGGTCGGCGTCATCCCGGCAGCGAGGGCCAGCGTGTCGCCCTTGAGGCCCATCCGCGCCGCGTTGTAGATGGCCTCCAGACGCGCCTCTGTGGCGGTCAGCGGACGCGGTTCGTAGGGGAGAGACTGGAAGGTCACTTCTTCTTTTTCATGGCTTCGGCGCGTTGCCGTCCAAAACGAAGTTCAATGCGCTTTCGATTTTCATCTTGTTGCGCGCTGACCGCGCGGGCTTTTGGAGACATTTCGGCTCGCTGCACCTTTAGCAGCATCTGTTTCGCTTTGAGGTTTTTGGTGGACATCACCGCTTTGCCAGCGGTTGTTACACGTTCGACGGCGTTCTTACCGCGCACATACTGCTGCGATCCGTCAGGCATCTTACGGGTCTTTAAAACATTTTTTTTAGCGGGCGGTAAACCTTTAGGCATGATGCGTCTCCGTTGACTTTACGCAACTTACCATAGGGTGGTTGCGGTGAAAATAAAAAATTTTGTTTGTGGCCCTTGGCCACAGCAACAGCGGCAGCGCTCGGTCCTGTCCCCCCCCTCCCTTCGCGCTCGCAGCATTTTTTGCAGCGCAGCAACGCAGCAGCAAGAAACTGTAACCGATCCTGTTACCGGAACATATTCCTAACAGGCAAGCCTGGCGGGAATGGTGCTCGTGGC